TTAGATGAAAATAGACAACCTATTTCTGAATTCTATGATTTATTAAATGAATATGAAAAACGTTTTGAATATGCAAACTCTTCCAAGTCGGTTAAGCTGTCCAAATTTAAAGTGAATTCTTTTCTCATAAATTCTTCTGAACTCATTTATCCTCCTTACTTATATACTCTTATCTGTACTACTGGACTGTTCCATTCTTGACATACACTTGATATATCGCCTGACCTTTTAGCACTTATATCCAATGTTGATTTGTCAACAACAAATTCACTCAAACAGTTAGTTTCTTTAGTGATTATGTTATTTGAATCAGTATGTATATCAGCCTTTTCATCAGACATAATGCAGGGAATTACAGTGCCATTCGCCAATACTAAATCAAATTCATCACCAATCTCGCATCCAAAATACGAACCAAGAGCCACACAATATCTATCTCCAACCATGCGAATGCCATACTTACCAGTATAAGCAGATGTGTGTTGAAGTATATATTGAGAACTTTCTCTCTTTGTAATTGCTGTGTATGGCATCCATGTCTTATGTGCTGCATATGGCACATCAAACATTTCAAACTCAGCCTCATGATCTTGAAGGTAGGACTTGTTGATGTAATAGATATTATCATTCCAATATATCAAGTCCCATTCGTTGTCGAATGAAGCTACACTAACTTGCTGATTTCAGAGCAACGTGGTTACAATCTCTGAATCAGTATTCGGTTTGGTTCTTACATTAACAGCAGTTGTAGTCCAATAAGGTTCAAATGTGGTTTCAGATGCCCATGCAGATGAAAGTACATCACTCACACCTGCATTCATCTCCAACCAAGGTTTGTAATCGCAGTCGTATTTACTAATGTCTTCATTCTCAGCCCCCATAACAGGGGCGACAGATGTTGCAGATATAGCAAAAGCGACCACTAACATAGTTGCTAGTTTCTTTCTTTTCATATATATAGTTCCTTTCGTTTTATTGATTGGTACACTAATATATTCTCTTTTTAGTTGTTAAGCATTGATAAAAATTGATCCTCTGAAATGATTGGAATATTTAAAGATTTTGCTTTCTTATTTTTAGAACTTGTTGAATTTATATCGTTATTAATAAGATAATTTACTTTAGAAGATACACTTCCGACAACTTTACCGCCATGAGCTTCAATATCAGCTTTGAGAGCATCACGGTTTTGATAATGATTTACACTTCCTGTAATAACAAAAGTCTTATTCTCTAATTCATTTGTGGTTTCTGACATAATGGATTTCTGTGTCTCAAACGTAAACTCATTCGATAACTGAAGTATGTCTGAGTAATGATTTTTCCAATAAGCATTAAGCGAGCTTATTAATACATCTCCAACACCAGGCAAATACTTAAAGTATTCTGCACCTTTAATCATTTTACCAATAAATGTATCAAAGTCATAATCAACAGAATCTGCAATCATCATACTTGCTGATTTGCCGAGCAACGGAATTGATAGACTATAAAGAAAACGCTCAAGACTTGTCTTACGAGATTTTTCAATAGAGGCAAGAAGCTTATCTACTGATTTTTTACCAAATCTGTCTAAAGCTTTTATCTCATTTTCATGATCTGATATATGATAAATGTCTTGAATTGAGTTTAACCAACCAAGATTGATGAATTTCTCGATTGTTGCCTCTGATAATCCATCAATGTTAAGTGCATCTCTCGACACCGCATGTGTGAGCTTACCAAGCAGCTTGCCATTGCAATTATCATTAGTACATACAAGTACTTCTGAGTTATTATCTTTTACTATTTTAGTAGGCTGACCACATATAGGACATATATGAGGTATATCAATATAAATTTTTGTATACTCGTTATCTTGCTCTGCCCATCTTATCTGAGGTATTATGAGATTTGCCTTAAACACACCAATATGCTGACCAACCCACGGTTTACCCATAATTTCTTTCATAATAGATATATTATGAAGTGAAGCTCTTTCAACAATTGTACCCTCAATCTCTATTGGCTTGAATACTGCTGTTGGAGTTAATATGCCTGTTTTGCCCATTGTATATTCTATATCAATAAGTTCTGTTTCTACTGATTTATTATATACTTTATAAGCTATACCGTTATTAAAGTAATCTGTTGTTCTACCAAGTGATTTACCATACTCAACATCTTCAAACTTGAATACAACACCATCTTGAGGAAGATTTTCTTTCTTTGCAATATTAATAAAATTATCAATATGTGTCTGTAACTGATTAAATTCATTTATTGTAATATTGTAGCATGGAACTACATCGAATCCTAAATTTTGAGCATTTAATAATCTTTTGTAGAATGAATTATCACTATCTCCTTCAACCACTTCCCACGCATACCAATACAATTTCCTATCTTTTACAACCGATGTATCAAGACTTCCAAGCGTACCTGACGCAAGATTACGTGGAGTTTTATACTCATCATTCTTATTTAACTCCTCAAAATCGTCTGTCTTAATGAGTGCTTCACCATCAATAATATAAGTGCCTTTCTTATTAATATGTAAAGGAACATTAAGGAACTGCTTTACATGATCGGTTATAATATTTCCTATAGTGCCATTACCTCGTGATTCAGCCCTTATAAGCTCACCATCTTTAAAAATCAAACGACAGGTTAATCCATCGAGCTTTACAGAACCTACTAATGTATGTTCTTTTGCAAATTGCTTGACCTCTTCTGCGCTATGACATTTTGCAAGCGATAACATAGGTGACTCATGAGTAACTTTCTTAATATTATCCAAGACAATAGCACCAACATTATGTGTTGGACTATTTGCTAATACAATATCAGACTCATCTTCCCATTGTCTAAGTTCTTCAAGTTTATTATCAAATTCAGCATCACTCATAATAGGCTGCCCAGTATTATAATAAGCTTCTGATGCTTTATTAAGTTCTTTGACTCTATTAATTATCTGATTTTTAGTCATTATCATTCTCCTTTCTATTTAATGCATCCCATCCTTGATACCACATTGATTTAGAATTGGCATATTGTTTGAATAATTCTATTAATTCATCTGATTCAGGAAAGAACGGATCTCTATGTAATGTACTATTGATATATCCAAGAGCATTTAACAAGAATTGCCCTGGTCGCATATCTGGGAATGACTTCTTATGTATCTCACATAACTGTGAGTAAAATGAGTCTAATTTTTCTGGATCTCTTATTTTAATCATCTCCTTTTTTGAAATATTCTTGTGCCAACTCTCCATATTTTACGGAAAGTTCATTTGTATCCTCTAACAAGAAAAAATTCTCTTCGCCATAATGTCTCATAATTTTTTCTTGATTGTGTAAGATTTGCGAAAACGCTCTAAATATAAGTCCAATAACTTTATTATTCATATACTTATCCTCGTAATCCCTCTTGATCCTCTTAGTCTTTGTCCACAATTATCACAATATTTCTGTGTCGGAACATTATTATCAACTATATATCTGCAAACAGGACATTTTAAATAATTTCCAACTTGAACTTTCTTCATTGGTGTATTTTTATATTTAAGTATTTTGTACTCGTTATATTCATCTTCGTTTAATATATACTGCATAATATTACCTCCTACGAAATGAACATTTATTTAGTTTCTAATTCATTTTCATCAATAAAAATTAACTCTTGTGCATAAGGTAATGTTCTAGCCCATGAAATAAGATTAGTTACATTGGAATTATCTTGACCACTCCATTCATTTAACTTATGAAATCTACGTTGTCCCTTGCTACACATAGCAAGCAAATTCTCATAACTCATTGTAACTGTACGCTTCTGTAACCATGATTCAGGTAGCCAACGTATAAGCTCTTTCCAATATCTTTTATCTTTTGTTTCAAGATACTTCTGACGCAAGTTCTCAAGGAAGTTAATGAACTTATAGACTTCAAAATCCACTGTACTATAATCTACTTCAATATTTGAATCATATGTTTCTAAGCACTTTAAATCTTTCTCATAGTCATCAATTTCAAAGCAATCTAATGTAATAGGTTGACTCGTAATCTTGTGCATTGTGCTTGTAGAGTTTGCAACCGTTCCTACTTTATAAGTATCAAATTCCTTCCACCAATAAAGAGGGGCTGTGATATCCACTGATACAAAAATCTGTCGCATAAACTTTCTATGCTCATTTCCTGATTTAATAAGAATCTGTGCAAGCTTCATATCATTTTCACCAATCACGAATCCATTTTTACCATCATTTGTAAAATCGCTTTGATAACTATCACTTCTATTCCAGCTATTCTTTGGATTTCTCATCCCACGGAGACTGTGCTCAAATCCCCATACCTCTGTATTCTCAAATTTCAAATCTTAATCCTCCTTAAATCTCTCCTTTAATAAGCTTGTATCTTTATTATTACAATAATTCAACATACTACCTGCCATCTCAGTTATACCATCGACAAAGCTTATGAAGTTACGCTTGGTATTATCATCATTCTCCATATCTATGAAATCTGGTAATGAATCAACAATTGTCTCATATGTTAATTTGTATACTAAATTCTCATTCATATTAATCCTCCTTGAATGTCCAACAGTAATCTACAAATCTATTCCAATTAAGTTTTACTTGACTGTAAATATCTATTTTTATTGGCTTAGATTGTCCAACCCACGAAGCTATGTAAATAGTTGTCTCATACTCACATTTGCTCCAAAATGAATAAAGTAACTTTCTGTCCAGTTCTTCCTCAAACTGTTCTTTAGTCAAATCCGACTTAAGTAATTTGAGGACATCTTGATTAAATGTATGGTGCTTAAATATATTTAATGGCACAATCTTATTCTGATTAAACTCATCATAATAAACATACCATTCCATATTATCTGTTTTTGTCATACATTCACCTCCCCATATCCAATTCAGATAGTTATTTTTTATCCATATCCGATATGGATAGTTCTTTGCGCCTTGCTATAATTTCACGAAACCTAAAATGGTTTACTTGTATCCTAAAACTCTTCTTCGCATTTTATCAATTTTGTCAATTTTTCTTCCTTGACGATTAATGAATTTAGCGAGTTTCTTTACTTCTGAATTGCATTTAATATCTTTTTTAGAAAATTCCATTCTAAAAGCGTCTACAAAATCCTGTTGATAATTTTTTAAATCTACTACCATTTTATTCTCCCACTCTTCCTATACTTATTGCTTGTCCTATTGTTAATAATGGTAAAAATTACCAACACAATAACCGTAAGTAAAATATCAATCCATAATGGACACAGTACCCATAACCAAGACCAATTAATAACACCTACTAATTTGAGTGCAACAAATACAATTGTTAATACTCCGCAAATTTCAATACCTGAACTACTACTGTTTCTATTTGAACCCATTTATTATCTCCTTTCTTTTTAATAAATGATTGACATGAAAAATGAATTCTTATTATCTGTTAATATCAACAAGATAATTTACTTTCTTATTATGTGCTTCAGCATATTCAATTTCAGATTTTGTTGAGCTTCCAATATATCCATTGACATTGATTATAAAAATTTCATCTGCCATATCAATTTTTCTCTTGTGCATATCATCTAACATAATCTTCTGCTCATCTGTAAATACATCGCCCGAATGACCAAAACACCCAACTGAAATCACAATATAACCATTTAAGGTAAGTTCTTTTTGAGCTTTCATAAACTCATCTTTAAATTTTGTACTACCACATAATGTAATCACTTTATAATCTTTTAATTCTTCACGGCATACACCTTCTACTGAATATCCAAACATAAATTCATTGCATTCTTTTCCTGATCTTAGGCAACTCATATAACGATCCTCCTCTTGTTACTTTAATAACATATAAATCGCCCACGGATAATAGATATAATCTAACACCACATTAAATAACCACTGGAATCTGTGGAACTTAAAATCTTCAATATTGTAACTAAAAGCTGTTTTTTTGATTTCAGATAATTCCACACCTAATGACCATAAGCAAGTGGATACCTGTAATGCAGACATTACAATAAACTCAGTTGTTCCAATTTTGCTTCCTAATACTATGTAAAAGATAATTAAGAATAGATCCATAAAGAATACAATCAGTATTGCAGCCCCTTGCATTGCATCACTCAATGGCTCTCCATTATTATTTTCTTTATTTTTTGTGAGCTGCTTAATCATTCTCTTTCGCCACAATGTTTTACTTAATGCATTTGGCGTACCTTTAATTCTGAAAAACATCAAAATAAATAAAATTGTTAAAGCTAAAATTTTCATATTATATTATTCTCCTTTTAAAATCTCTTTTGGACAGTAAATAATCTTCTTACCGGCTTTTTGTGCTTTGCGAATTGTAGACCACACACCACCAGATTTATTACCATCCCAAATTGCAAGTAAAACATCACAATGGTCAACCATATACTGATCTCTTACATTGTCACAACCTTTGTAAAATTCGTCTGATAATTCAATCCATTCACTTGCTTTCAATTTTAAAAATTTATAATATTTGTGTGATGAGTTATAGTTTTTACAAGGAAGAATACAATGTAATTTAATACTATTTATATAATGCATTGATACTCCTGTAATAGCGAATGCAATATCGCTTCCTGAAGCCATTCCTGTATATAAATCAAGTGGCTCATTATTATCTCTACAAATCTTTATAAAATTACTCAATTCATCTATAATCCAATGCTGAATTGGAATCCATTTTTCATCTGTTTCATCATCTGGCAATCCTAGTCTCTGAGGTCTATGACCTGTTAATGCTACTCTCATTTATTCTCCTTTTTAACTTTCCCAAGAAACTGTCGATTCTTGTGACTTTTTATTTATGTTTGTCTATATATTCTTTTACATCTTTTTCAAGTTCTCCAAGTCTACTACCAGCATATTGAATCATGTGTATGAGTCTATCCTTTTCATTTTGATAATACTCAGCAACCTCATCAATAACTTTAATGTCTCCCTGTCTTGGTTTATAATGAGTACACATATAACATTCATTTGCTATATTTAGTCCAATATTCCCATTCTTATCACCAAATGCACCATAAGGACAACTACTCCCCTGTGAACCATCGCTATATTTTTTAATTTTTACGCATTCGCAATTAGGAAATCTTTCTTTATATGCAGCTCTTTCCTGTGGCGAATACATGCAATACTGTTTACATTTATTATGTGGTAACTCGTCTAATTCGTAATCTATATAATCCTGTGGCTTCATATTGCAACCTGCACATGCTCCATATGAATTTCTATTAAATACCAACTCACGACTTTCAAGTGGAAGATTGTGTAAATATGAAGACATTTCATTGTCATATAGATAAGAATCATCATACATGTCATTATCATCTAACGATTTCATGTTCCAAATAGGTTTATCTTTTGTAGATTCCTCATAACAAGCATCGCAAAGCTGAAGGCTTGTACTAAAATTATCAAAATAACTACCATATCCTCTACTTCCGATATTGATTTTTTGTATCTTATCTTTCTTTTTTAGACACTTATAACATAAATTTTTAGTATCTTTAATTGCCAAAATACCTTTTGAATTCATATTTTCTCCTTTCTCTGCAATAAATGACGGATTATTTTAATAATTTGATTTATTAATAAAACCCTTTTTCTGAGCACATGATAAACAATAGTTATATCTTCCATATATAGTGCCACCACATTTTCTACATTTGTGAGGTCTTTCTATTGCTTTCCCAAATGGTTGCCCAAGTTCAAAATAACATCTCTTACAATATGTATAATGGTCTTGGCAATATTCACCACATCTTTGACAATATGCCATATAATTCATCTCCTTTTCGAAATCCGTCAATTCAACTTTTACAAAACTTCATCAACAATTCCATACTTGACTGCTTTGTCAGAATGAATATAGAAATCTTTCTTCTTTTCACGAATCTCATTAATATCATCTTTTGTGAGATTTGTTCTGTCGATTACATATTCTTCATTCTTTTTATTCAGCCAGTCCATTTCTTCTCTATCTTCTACTAGATCCTGATGTTTACCACTTCTCCAACAACTCATCTGATGATACATAAATGTTGAATGCTTATAACAATATCTTTTATGACCTGCTAAGAAAATCTTAAAAGCTGCACTCATTGCATATCCTGTACAATATGTATATATTGGAGTTTTGCTATTAAGAATGACATCAATTAATCCCCACATATCATAAACAGATCCACCATACGAGTTGATGTATAGTTTAATTGGCTCACGTTTATAATCTTTCTCTTTTTCATCTTTCTCATCGTCTTCTCGAATTTGATATAAAATATCCCATATCAATTTGCCAATAGATTCGTTATCTACATCATCTGATAGATAAAATGTCTTTTTGTTAGTGTTTGTATATGTATTGTCTCTTGTTGAACTCATATATTCTCCTATTCCTTCTTAATTGCCCCAAAAAATGTTGATTACTCTATAATTTCATATTTCAATTTTGATATGTCGTATCCCATTTTTTCTAATTCATCAATCCACTTATGTTTTATTGGGCATGTAGCAGTAAAGTTTTTAAACTGTGTTATACAATGATAAACACAATCTCCAATTTGTTGTTTACCGTATCGAAATTCTTTTAACCCCTTTTCATACTCTGAATTTGTAACATATTCTGTTCTAAATGGAGACTGCGGTTTATCTTCTTCTCCAAGAGCAACACCAACCGCAATATCTTCACCATTTACATTTATGTATGCATTGCTAATTTTATATTTCATGTATTTTCCTCCTTAGCAAATCCATCGTTTAACTTGCTTTAATATCGTATTTCTTTAATAGTGTGTTTTTCTTTTTCAAATCAGCTTTGCAAGACTTAATATTGCTTTGGTACATATCAATTCTATTTTCTAATGTATCAATTTCCTTTTTAAGACAGTCAATACAATATTGCTTTGCTTCCTCCCTTGTCTCAAATGAATGATATTTTGAACAAGCTATATCCATATCATCCATGTCCATTTTTGAAATTTTATATAAAGAATCAACCTGATACATTGTTTTCTTTACAAGATTATCCTTGAATTTCTGAAGCATTAAATCTGCTAACTTATATTCTTTTGTTGTATATCCATAAAAACCACTATTGTGTTTTTCGACTGAATTTTTCACATCAAAATGTAAGACTTCTATTGATGGGTATGTTTCATTGATATAATCTGTAACCTTTTCTTCGTCATACCAAATATATACAAAGCGTGGCAATTCCTCCATTTGAGCTAATACCTTAATGTAGTTTCTTTTATCTAAATTAATAAAATCAACATCAAGACCTTTTGCCATATCCATATTTTGTAATTTATACCTTGTTGAAGATATAATTGCATTTGTATATTCTCTTGACCGATAAAACACAAGCATTTTCATTTACTTATTCTCCTTTCTTTTCAATAAATAACAGACGAGAAATCCATCGATTCTTGTTATTTTTTATAAATCACATTTCCGTCTTCGTATCTCTGATAGACATCCTTAGATAGATAAATGTGATATTTTACTCCTGTTATATCAATTCTTCCAAGCAACCAATATGACGAGTAATCCTCATATTTAGCAATAACCACATTAGAATATTCTCCGTTTGGTTCTTCTAAAATAATATTAGAACTCTCACCAAAGCTTTTTGAATCATTATTGAAATAAACACTACTAAATGTAACTTTATCAATTGAATATTCCTTGTAATAAAATTTTGAATTATAATGTTTAGTAGGCGCAAATAGAAAACTAACATAAACACAAATACTTAGAATACACAAAATTCTACATATATTTAGTGGAATCTTTCTATATATGTTTAACTTGTATGCAGCCAACATTAGAATTCCAATTACAGGAATAAATATGGCTAATATCATTGCAATTCCAAATGTCATAGTAATTCACCTCTTTTTCGTCATTTATGCACAATATATGGTATAGCTACATTGTCTTTATGCACTATATATTGTGTCAAAAGGAAATCCGTCTTTCCTTGGCTTTTTGAGTCTCTGAAACGCCCTATTTATGGGCATTCCAGAAATTCAAATTACTCTTCTACTGTATTATTCTCTACAGTTATTCTGCTTTCATAAATATCTGAAGCATTGTTTTTCTATCAAAATTTTCCTTCTTTTTAAGTGCATTATTTACTGTACGAAT